GGGGAGGAGGCGCGGGAGGCTGTTGGGCCTTCTGCTTCTCGGCTTGCTTCATGCGTTCTAAAGCCGCATCTAACGTGCCTTCAATCTGCCGCGCTTGTTTGAAAGCACCCGTCCCGAACTTAAGAATCTCAATCAGAATAGGCGCAATCTCAGGCGCAGCTTGAGCTGCCGGCAGAGCTTCTCGCAGGAACCCACCAAAGGCTGCAATGAACTCAAGCCGGTCTTGCTTATTCTGGCTCTCATCAATCTGCACAAGGCTATCCGACGCAATCTCGATCCTGAAGTTGCGAAGGGGCTGGGACTTAAGCAGCTCAAGAGCTTGCGGAATCATTTGCTGGTCAGCTTCACTGAGCTGTTGTGCAGCCGCGTATTCCAAAATGCTCTGAGGTTGAAAATGCCGACAGATTACCTGGGCTTTCAGTCGAATCAGGCCGGTTGCAAACAAAGCAACCTCTTCTTGCATCGAGCGCAACCGCAAACCGGCATACTGGCCTTTGATCTGTTGCGCCGTAGCAGTTTCGCTCGCCGCCGTCTGGCCGCGAACGATGTCGGATATGCCCGTGATCTCGTATATCTGAGCCTTGATGTCTTCTCTGGCTCGGTAGCACTGCGTCAACGCATTTGACAGGACATCCAGGGGCAAGAGGTCGATAGACCCCTTCAGACCACCCTTTTCAGAGAAGGCCATCCACTTATCAACAGGAATAAGGGAATTGTTGTCGCCTTCGGTTAGCAACCTCTGCAATGCCGGTTGGCTGGCATCGTAAACACCGCGCACCCGCAACGCCTTAACCAGACCGTCAATGCGATCCGATAGGATATCAAGTTCCTGGGCCTGATCCTGGTACAGAACAAAGTCTGGCACCGGAACCAGGGAATCACTCGTCGTCGTAGCGTATAGCGGCGAGCCGCAAGGAAAGAACCCTTCAAGCTCAAGGGGGTCGTCCCGCTCATCAATGAACGTGTCGCAGTTCTTCGATATCCAGTAGACCTTGCCGCTGGTCTTGTCCCAAAGCTCGCAAATCTTTGCCTGGGTGGCGTCCTTGGTGGCGTTGCCGTGACCGGACAGCGGCTCAGGGGCCGAATCAAGAGGAATCGTTGCCGCCTTCTTCTCGCCGAAGCGTTCAATCAAGGCGTCTTCGTTCATATACACCCACCGCCATACGGCGGTGACTTCCTCCCAGGTCCGCGCCACCGTGTGGCCGAAGTCTTTCCAATGGACATAGTCGGTAGGAGCGCACTCGTACTCAATCTCCTCTGGAATCTCTTCGTCTGGATCTGCCGTCACATCCTGACTGCCCTCGGAGTAGGCGTCCTTTACTTCGTCCGTGTCGTACTTTGGGGAGTCCGTGTCGTCCGTGTCGTCAGTGTCCTCGGTAAGCTGCAAGCCGTCTTCGGGGAGATCAAGCGACTGTGCGCGGACATGAGGCTCGTACCGTACCCAAGCAACGCCTCGACCGCCAAGGAATCGGTCTTCGACGGCGTGTCTCATGGTGGCGCGGAAATCAGGGTAATGCTCGATTTCGTAGTCGACAGCCCGCTCAATCAGAAGAGCCGCTACACGCCCGATCTGATCGTTGTCGCCGAACCGGCGCGATACATCAGCCTTCGGCAGCTTGGCGTACACCGCAGGAATCAGCGTCTGGATGTTTGACCACAAGATGTTGAACTTTGCGGCCTGATTTCCAGACGCGCTGCGCGTGTCGTCGCGGTAACGCTTGATGATCTTGGTAGTGCGGGATTCCCACTTCTTGAACTCGTTGTCGTAGCGGCTGATGCATGTCAGCCACTTCGCAACCCCGGTCTCGGATGTGTCAGCCATCTTAGCCATCAGATGCCACCTTTCGCATAGAATTCTTGGTCGCTAAGACGCTTGGCGAGTTCGAGCGCCATTTTGGGAGGGCCGGCGTCCTGGTTTTGTGGGACGGCGTCCTGGTTCTGCCCTGCGGCAAGCATGGCGGGGGCTCCGATACCGTACAACGGCCCACGGCTTCGGATGATATTTTGAGTCAGAACCTCTTCCGGTGTCTGCCCAGTTATCCTAGCCGTTCGCTCAATGGCTTGGTTCACCTCTTCGATCATAGGTCTAGATCCGGGATATTTCGCCCCGTCCTTTGCTTTCTTCGCCCCAGCCCATGCGACATCTTGAAAATCTCGCGGCTTCTTCCCATATTCCGCCGCCGTGCGGTTCAATGCGGCCTCATATGACCCATACGACGGCCCTGGCGGAATCTGCATACCCGGCTGAAATAAGCCGCTCATCTGCTCGTCTATCGTGCCGGCAGTTTCTCCCACAAAGTTGCCTCTGAAATTATACCTCTTTGGGTTTATCCCTGGGTCAATGGCACCGCCGCCGTCGAATATCTTTTCATGTTGGGTGATGTTGCCCTTCGCATACCTTCCGCCAATTGGGTACGGCATTTCGTAGGTGTGTTCGGGATAGGGAATATTATTCTCTCGCAAATAGTTCCCATACATCGCCATCCTAAAATTTTCCTTCGGCGACGAGCCGCCCGTAGTGGCGGCCATTGAGGTGGCGAACTTCTGGTCGAATTGTTTCCGGCCCTCGACAGGGCCGAGTTCTTTCACGAAGGCATCTTCCAACTGTTTCATAAAATACCAGCGATCAGCGTCCGGTATTTTTTGGCCTACCTCATACGCTTCCCGCAGCCGCGCTATTCCCTCTGGCGAGTTGGCAAGGGCTTCGTATTTTTCAATGGAAGCAGCAGTGCGCGGTGCCGCCTCGTCAACCGTCTTACCTGAAAACGGATAATTAGAGGGTTTGACATCAGCCCGCTGGTTTACTGGGAAATACGGGGTGTAATTTCCCGCATCTATATCCCGCTGTGCCGCCCCGACACTCTTCTGAACAGAGAGAGCCTCGGGGCTGTTCACCTTCGCCAGATATTCCTTGCCGGTTACTTTATCGGTGGCCCATGCCGGCGGCGCTATCGGCGGATAAGAAAGCAGCGGTTGCGGCACCCCGTCACCGGGAACACCGCTAGGGGGGGGAGACCCCCCTCCGCTGCCAGTTGAGATATTACCAGATTCTGGCTCTACCCGCACTGTTTTCCTGGGTACGGCGTTCATGCCCAGCACCTTGCCGTTAGGACCGCCCACCGCCGCTTTTTTCCCTGGCAAACCAGGGATAGCCCCGACCGCGGCCAATGTTCCAAGGCCAATATTTCCTGCGGCGTCGTTCAGATTGTTTGATTGAACCGCCTCTCCGATAAATCGTCCGGCGTCTCTGGCGCTATCCAACCAGCCGGCAGGGTTCAAGCCTATAGCATCCATTCGATTTAAAACACGATCAACGCCTCGGCGATTCCCAAAAATATCAGATATAATTCCACTTAGGTTTTCGCGCATATTAGGCGTGTAACTGCTAATCGTGTGATCTGGATTAGGTTTCAAGCCACCATACGGATCGCCACGCGAGCTATATGGATCGCTTTTTATAGACGCTAACGCCTCGGCCAAGGTTTGTGGGTCAGCCATCTAGAACCCTTCTCTTTCGTTCGGAGATCGTACGTCAACCATCCGGCTGGCCGTGTCAGTGGGGAGGGGCTGCCGCCCTGGATTCCTAGTTCTATATATTTTCGCAAACTCTAGGGCTTTTTCGATTTGCGCATCGACATACTCAGGCGTTGCAACCGTCCTAGTCGGGCTGTCTACCATATCAATTCTTGATTCTAGAAGATGTGGCCTAGAATTGGCCGAGTGATCGCTTATCCGAACCGAAAACGGTCCCTCTCCTGTGGTTGATTCCATCTGTGGTTTTACATACCAACTGCGGCCATAGTTAGTGTCGGATTGTGATATCGTAACCGGGACGCCTAATTCATTTTCCATCCGCGCCTTTACCCTTTCCGCGACGGACGGTATCTGGTCCCAGGCTTCTTTTTGATGTGGGGGCAACCATCGATGAGGAGGGCCGCCTGCCACATTCGCCCCCAGCACCTTGCCGCCAGGACCACCCACCGCCGCCTTCCCCAAGCCCATCGAGCCGAACCCGCCCCACCCCAACAGGTTCAACGCCATATCGGTCACATCGTTAAATGTCCACTCGCCGCCTTGTGCGACATGGCTGGGCAGGACAGCGGCCTTAGACGCTCCGTATATTGAGTTTTTTACCATGTCGGAAAGGTAGCCAATAGCGTTAGGCATGCCTTGATAATACTTTTCGTTTTCAATTTTATCTGGAGCTGGCGCAGTTAACAGCCCGGTTGTGCCGAAGTCGCGGGCAAGCCCGGCCATTTGCTCGTCTAGCGTCAACGCCTTTGCCAACTGCTGCGGCGTCGGGTCAGCCATCTAGAACCCTTTTCTTTCGGTTGAAGATTGTACATCAACCGAAGGCAAATATGACGTTGGAACAAGTCGGCTGGCTAGGCCAACAGCCAAACCAGGAAGACCGCCCAACGCCATGCCCAACCCTGCTCCTGGGTTGATCGAGTGGCGGACGCCATACTGGCCGTCTGGCATTGCCGCAAAGCTCCGCGTTCCTCCGAACAAACCTTCTAGGCCTCGGCCCAGGCTTCCCATAAACCCGCCGCCATGTACACTTTCCATTGCGTTGTTTATCTGGCGCTGGGTTGGCGTATCGTTGAGCTGCTGGTTAGCTGGCAAAGCGTATGACCGATTGGGGTCACTGTTGAAGAGAGACCCAAATACGTTGCTGCCATACTGAGAATTGCCTTGGGCATCAGGATTGCTCGGCCCCCAACTGTTCCCCTCGCCCGGGCCATAGTCGCCACCGGCAGAGCCAAACCCGCCCGTGTCGGCCCCGCTGACGCCGCCGCCTGGGTTCGACTCGCTGCCGTAGCCGCCGTCGTCATAGCCAAACTCAGGCATGCCCGTCTGCGGGTTAATAGAGTCGTCGTCACCGCCGACCTGATAGCGACCAAAGTCAGGGCCAAGTGCCTCCATCAGAGCAGCCATCAGTTGCGGCGTCTGCAAATCCACCGGCACGACAACCTCACCGGGCGTCAGATGACCGACAGTCGTATCTCCGTTGCGACCCATGTCTGCTGCTTGTGGGGGAGGCATCATCTGGTCGGGCATCATCTGCTGGGGAGGCATCATGTCGTCAGGCATTGGTTGCCCGTCAGGCATCATGTGCTGACCCTGCGGCATTTCTCCCTGCATCATGGGAGAGCCTTGCTGCTGCAAATAGCTCAACGCGGACGCCAGCCTCTGCGGGTCGGCGGAAAGATTGGCGCGATCCATGTCACATCCCTCTACGACTTGTTGCGTGCGGATATGGCGCTGGCCTTCGCGCGCGCATCTTCTTTGCTCGACGCACCCCAAGCACGCAAAGCCAAAGCAAGACGAGTCGGCTTGCCGTTCTCGGCCATCGGACCCGGCATACCGCCCATGCGAGCCAAGAAACTGGCACGGCGCGGATTGTCTCCCGCCTTGACCGGAGCCTTGAGCGTCCCGCCAGTCTCGGCTTCATAGCTAGCGCGGCCCTTTGCGTTCAGACCGCCCTTTGGATTCTTGCCCTCTTTGCGGGTCCACGCGGCGGTCACTTCTCTTTGTCCGGCTTTACAGTCTTGGCAGATTCTTTGAACGACTTTGCGGTTGGCGCACCGGGTGCGCCCGGTTTACGCATACTCTCACCGGAACCCGCTTTTATGCGTTCTTGCTTCGCAAGGATGTTGGCGTAAAGACCCGGTTTGTTCATTTAGAAATCAACCCCATAACGCAACCCGATGTACCGTTCCCCCGGGGAAGCTACCCGAACTTTATAGCCATCCGGCGTCGTCCCGCGAGCGCCGCCGCCAGACAGTGACATTGTTGCTGACAAATTGTCAGTTAACGGAAGCCCTGCGGTTAGTCTGCCACCGCCGCTCAATATACCGTTAGCCAGTTCTCCGCCGCCGTCTACGGATACGCCGTTGCTGATGTTGTATTGAGGGTTGTAGCGCATTAAAGCGCGAAGCAACCGTTCACTTTCTGATAAGCCTGATCTGTCTGGATAATCTGCCATCTCATCACGCGGAGAAGATGCCGACAGCGACGACCGTCGCGCCAGCGCCAGTCGTGATTTTCCAAGGGCCGGTAGACGACCGGGCGTTGACCTCGATGCTAGCCACGCCCGCTACGAGGGTTGCAGCGCCGGTCTGAAGCACGATGCTGGTGCTGCCGTCGATCAAGGTCACGGATGCCGTAGCAACCGTTACGTTGCTGATGATCAACCGGTGGACGTAATCACCTATAGCGCCAGTCCCGCCCAGCACCTGGGCCGTCGCGGAGGCCGCAACCGTTTCGAATTGGTAAGCGTAGGGTGTCTGAATGCCGCTCATATCCGTGCGCTCCTTGTGGATGTATGGCTCGCCCACATGTCGTTCAGGGTGGCCTCGTTCCCCGGCCCGACGTACAGCACGCGGCCAGCATTGGGTGTTTTGGGAGTAATTGCTTCGCTACGCACCGACACGGCAAGCATGCGGAACGCATCGGC